GTAGTCCTAGATTCCTCATTCTTCTTGGCTATCTCAATCTGCATTTCCTTATCCCTGTCTGACCACCCAAAATGGTAGCCACCACGATAAGTCCCAAACAGACTAATTGCCAGACCAACAAGTAACCAAGGTAAAGGTATGCCAAACATTACTCAGCCTCTTTTCTTGCTTCTGCCAACTGGATGCGCTCATAGTCGTTTTCCAAGTGGTCAGGGGGAGTTGTAGGAGGAGGGCCAGGTGTCCAACTCTCATCCAACTCAGGGTTCACCCAAGCGGGTAAAGCTCCTGATGGTGAAGTCCATGTCTGCGTACCATAGGACTGATTAAAACCGCCCTGAGAGCCTCCCATTGGCTGGCACATTGCCTGTTGGGGTGGCTGTTGCTTAGAAGTCATTGCCCGTTTACCGATAACACCACCAATACCGCCCACAATCAGCAAGACAATGTCGTTCATCATCTTAACGTAGGCCTGATCTACTGGCGCCATGCTTTTGATTGGCTGTGTTATGAACGTGACAGAATAAAGCAAAGCAATCACGATAAAGAAAAGAATAAAAGTGACAGCAAGCACAACAATGCCCCAGACCCTGACCTCAATCTCTTCAGTTGTTAGGTTTAACTTCGTCAATTTTTTTCTCCAAGATGGGTGCTACCAAGTATTCTGGACAAGTCTGCGTAAACAGACATCTAGGCTTTTGGCACTCTGGTGCATGAAATTGATCAGGATTCTGGCACTTGTAGCGATACTTTTCTTCGCAGCCAGTCAGAAGTAACAACAAAAGCAATAAGTATCTCATATTGGCAATCTAGCAATGATGGCATTCATTATTCTGTCTGACAGAAAATTGGGTAATATTTTCATAATATCGAAAAACAATATTGCCGCCCATCCACCACCAAGGATTTTGAAAAACATATCAGCAGTCTTTTGATATTCGTTCATAAATCACTATCCAAAAAAAGTAATTTAAAGGAACAGCAGACCAAAGCAATACATCAAAAATTGTCATCTTCCACACCTGTTGGTAGCGCAATGATCCAATACTTCATAGATGCCATAAGCGCAAAGAACAATAGCAAGCACCAGTCCACCAAGCATTAGGCCAAGTTCCAAGTCTTCTTGGTCTTCCTTTTTCTTTCTCTCAGCTGCTTCTTTCTCTCGTCTAGCGTTATGTGCGTCTTCCACATCCATGGCCGCGGCTCTGGCCTTTATCTTGGCCCACACATCCATCTTGTTGGCTTGAAAGAAAAGCATTTGCAGCTCTTTCTCAAACTCACGGGTGGCCTCCAAAGCCATCTCGATCTCGATGGCCATACCCATAGAAGAGCCACCTTTTTTGGCAGCGGCTACAGCCTTGGTCGCGTCAGACTTTGCGTTGAAATACTTGCCTAAAAGTGGGCCGAGCGAAGCTACATCATCAACAGTTTTTGAAGCCTGTTTGATGAGTTTGACCGCTGACTGTATGCCAGCTAGGGCTGTTACTGGATCAATCATTTTCGTTCAACTTTTTTCCATTCAAGACACCAAACCTTGCGGCTGTAAACATCACCTGTCCATGCCCATCTAACACATCTGTATTCAGTTTTCTCTTTACTAGATGCCACCAATGTAAACAACATTGAAAGCATCAATAGCCATTTCACGGGTACGCCCAAACAATAATATAGCTACAAAAGATGACAAAGCAAGCAACACAGGCCGAGGCAATGATTGCTTCTATCCAGTCGGTCATGGCTTTTTCGAAGCCTCTGCCTTATTCAAAGCCTGATTGATTCGAGCCTTAGTTTTATTGTTCTTAATTTGCTGTGTTGCCGCCTTAATTCCAGTCAAAACAGGTATTGGTAAGCCTACAAAAGATGCCAGTAAGCCCGCCTCAGTAGTAGCACCAACAATGTTCATAAGTGTCATCGCAGTTCCAGAGGTGTTGACTAATGTGCCAGGCGGAACAGTATTCACATACTTGATAACTTCGTTCAAATCTCTAACTGTTTGAGCTTGTTGTTTTCCAAGGATAGTGTCTAAACGACCATCAGCATCTAAAGATGCTACTGCTGAATTCAATTTGGCTGGTGAAATTACATCACGACCCATTGAATCAGTTTGCAATCCTTTTTTGGCTTCGTTTTCAAGATATTTAAGTGTTGCGCCTTGCAATTCTTTCATGGCGTTTTGGCCATCTTTTCCGCTTGTCAATAAAACACGACGCAAGAATGTCACTTCTTCTGGTGTTGCATTCAGAATAGACTTTTGAAAAGCCTCACTAGCTGCCACTTTTGGATCATCTTTTCCTTTGACAGTTGTGAGCAAATTTGCAACAACTGCACGACCTTCATACTTACGAGCTTGCTTTTCACGCAAAGAACGAGCTTCTGCATACAGTGGGCCAGCTACATCTTTTGTTGTTTCATCAATCAAAGATTTAATTATGGCTGATTCACGTTTGTTCACAATGTCGTAATCAGTTGATGCGCTGACTTCTTTACGCAATTGCTCCAACTGTTTGACATTTGTATCCAATGGAGTCAAGTTTCCATCTGCATCTTGTTTGGCAATGCCAAGTTTGACTGCATATTGCTTTGCAGTATCAGGAATGGCAGAGGATGGGACGCCAGTTGGCTTGCTGTTCAAATAATCAAATAAGGTTGTAATTGTTTCTTGCTCACCATACTTAATAGTTCTTGGCAAAGTGAAATCAACAGGAGCTAATGCCTCCGGTGAATTGTCAGCTTTTGTGTAGGCAGCAGAAGTCTTTGCTTTAGCACCTTGCCAACCTTTTGACAAAGCATCAATCACCACATTGCCAGTAGCAGCAGGGCCAATGGCGGCTGTTTGTGCGCCAGTCATATCAATCAAAGCATCAAAGTTCTGAAGTGCTTGTAAATTGTTTAATTCTGCACGTTCACGCAAAGGCGCACCTAATGGGCCTTTAATCTGTTCTTTCTCAAATGAAAGCTGACCTGCTTCACGAGTTGCAGCACCCTTGGTTAAGTCGATAGGCACTGGCAAGCCTTGAGCAGTTGTGACTCGTTGTAATTCCATTGGAGTGGCGGCAGCACCTACGCTTGTTCTTGCACCAACGCCACCTTGTACTTCTTTACCAGTAAATAAACCACGAATTGCTGATTTACCACGTTGTGCGGCTTGTGCGGTCTGCTCTGCGCCTCTTTCAACAGCTTGCAAGCCTCGTAAAGCAGTAGCCTCAACCATAGGAGTAGCTTGTCTAACTGTCTGACCAAGCATATTGGTTGGCAATGCACCAGGCAACACTGGGGGCAACATTCCTGCAACCTTACCAATGGCTTGAACTTGCTCCATGCCTGCCTCAGTTCTTGGCATATATGTATAACGCTCTGCACCAGTAGCGGCACGTTGCTCAATGGCTCTAGCGGCTTCTCTAGTCCCAAATTTTCCCGCCATTGCTTGCTGGAGTAATTCAGACAAACCACCGCCAATAGTGCCAACCAAACCACCAGTAGCAGCAGTCCCCAAGGTTAAAGCAGTCTCACCAGCACCAATTAGTTGGTCAACAATGCCAGACTTTGGAGGTTCTGGCGATATCTTTTCAGCCATCTGAGCTTGATTCTGTAAACCCTTGGCTACTTCATAAGCCTGTGCAACAGTCTCAAACTCAGGTGTTCCTTGCTTGGCTTTGTTCTGAACAATCCAAGCCGCATATTGTTCTGCTGTTGCCATTATCGACCTCTCTGCAAAATTGCATCTGCTTGGTTCAAAATACTATTAGCTTGGGCATTAGGATTTGGATTGCTGGGGGTTGGAATCTGGTTCATCAAAGATGTTTGACCACCAGAAGCATATCGTTTGTTAACATCTGCTGCTACACGAGCAGAGAAGTCGTTAAAAGTCTCGCCTGGTCGAACTGTAAAGTCGCCAGCAACAAACGTCTTGCCTGATCTAGTCAAAGTCCCATTGTTTTGCGTCAGCCAATCAGTCTTGGCATTTGCAACCGATGCGTCAATGTCTTGAAGTTTAGCCATGCCACGCAAGAACTGAGCAATTTGAGCAGAGTTTGATGTATCTTTAGGAAATCCAGACAAAGCCATTTGAATATCTTTGTCTGTTGCAGGGCCTGGTGGTAATGATTTGATTGCCGCTGTATTACGCAAACGAGTGTACTCTTGACGCAATGAAGTCTCATAACCTTCTGCACCAATTGTAGATTTGGCAAATTCACTAAGACTTGACAATTTGCCGTAGCCACCCAAACCTTCAATACGCTTGGCAAGATCGTTAAATTGATTTGCTGACTGTTTTGATGTTGCAGCAACAATAGCACTTTCGTTAATCAACTTGCGAGTGTCAGACGGGATTTCGTTGTTTGCTTTGTTGATTTGAGCAAGTTTTTCAAGAACAGTGGCATTGGTCATCTGTGCGTCTAAGTTCAACTTAGCACCACGAGTTTTAATCTCACTTTGCACATTCTGAATGTTCCAAGTTTTTTCTTGCAAACCAAGTTCTTGTGCTCGTTGAGTAAACTGTGACTCAATAATTGCTTTCTGTGCATCTGCTGCTTTTTTGAGCAATTCAGCACGTTTAGTAGGAGTGGCGAATTGTGCCTCAGTTTGAGCAGATTGTGCTTCTGCGGCAAGTTTATTAGTTTTAGCGGCTGCTTCTTGGGCTTTATAAATGCTCTCCAACTCAGCACGACCAGCAGGGGTTCTCAACAATTGAGCCTCAACTTGATTGATGTTGTAAGTTGGAGCTGTACCAGCAAAATTCTCAGGCATTGGTGTGCCTTGATCTGCCATTTGTTCACGCTCTTGAACATCCAATGTTTGCGCTCTTCCAGGAGTGCCTGGTTGAAAAGCCTGTTGTGAAATCTGACGAGCTTGTAATGCTTCTTGTGCAACTTGTTGTCTAGCAACACGTTGTTGCATCTGGTCTGCTGTTGCCAATAACTTTAAAGCCAAATCTGGATTGCCAAGTTGACTTGCTTTTTGAGCCGCATTAGCCAAAGCAATTGGGTCTGTAATATCAAGACCACGCAACAACTGATCTTGCTGTGTAATTCTCTGAAGTTGTGGGTCTACAGCACCCAACAATCCACCACCAGCACGGCCTAAACCAGCCGCACCAGAGTAAATCATTGCTTGCGCTCTGTCTTCAGGGGCTAACCTAGCCATTGCTATGCCTTCATTCAAGGCGGATTGGCGTTGTTGACGCTCATACATATCAGGCGTTACACCAAATAAACTTCCTACTATTTCAGCCATGATCTTTCCTTTTGATTAACCAGTCCAAACAGAACTAGTAGGGGTTAAATATGGATTTAATACTGCATTTTGGTCAGCAGTTGGGTTGTAACCAGTAATGTAGTTAGCCAATCCCTGACCCAATGTAGATGTTGGAGAACCCAAACCACCTAAGAAAGCCGCATAAGGATTGTTAGTCACTGCATTGCTTGTCATTAAGTTACCTTGTATCTGAGCGCCTGTAAGACCTAATTGACCAGCCCTAGCACCTGCTGTGGATGCTTGTTGAGCAAGGTTAGCACCCATAGCCAAAGGTTGTTGTGCTTGAGTCTCCAAGTTCTGTACTTGTCCCAAAGCGGTTGTATAAGGAGCATAAGCGGCTTGTTGACCAGAATAGTAGCTACCCATAGCATTTGCGCCTTGACCAAGCAATCCTGCACCAAACAAGACATTTTGTTGACCAGCTTGTTGAGCATTAGCCGCCAGTTGGAGTTCTTGTTGCGCTCTAGCGTTATACAAAGCCTGTAGTTCAGGAGTAGTAGCACCCAAAGTACCACCTTGAGCAACTGAAAGACCCGCACGACCTTGTTGTTGCAGACGATTCTGAAGGTTTGCCAATTCCATCTCACGAGAAGGTTGGAGTAATTGCATCTGTTGGTTGATGTAGTTCTGAGCAACATCTTGTGGAGATTGAGAGATGTACTGATTACCCAAGCCAAACAAGTTCTGTGCGCCAGTCTGAAGTGGTGCAAATTGTTGTTGAGCTTGTTCTGCTTGAGTCAAACCACGACCTGCCAAGCCAACCAAACGATCCTGAGCCGCTTTAGCTTCAGGGCTTAGTTGGTATCCAGCAGAAGTCATACGTCCCGTTACAGGGTCATAGGTGTAGTTAGACGTACCAAAACGAGTGGTCATTCCAACTGGTCTAAACTGAGAACCTGCTACTGCTTGTTGAGTGGCAGTATTGACGTTAGCTGCGGCAGCGGTAGCCGCATCCCGAGACTCTTGGCTTTGCAGTACACCACCCGCTAAACCTAAACCACCAGTAATTGCATTGCCAAGCAGACCAGTAGCAGCCGCACCGCCTAAAGTAGATAAAGCACCTGTAGCCAATGCCCCACCAACTGTTCCTGCCGCTGGCAATCCTGTTGACAATAAACCACCAGTGCCACCCGCTGTAGTCAATGCACCAGTGCCACCCGCTGTAGTCAATGCACCAGTAGTCGCAGGAGTTGTTAGCAAACCAGTTGCACCACCAGTACCATACAGAGCCGCAGACTCAGCCGCAGTAAGCGCACCAGTTCCCGCAGGGATGCCACTTAGACCCGCTAAGTCTGAACCGATTACCCCTGCTGTACCTAACGCACTTGCGCCTGTCCCATACAAGGCGGCAGACTCAGCCGCAGTCAAAGCACCCGCACCCGCAGTACCGCCCAACTCAGCTAATGTTAAACCTGTTGTACCTGCACTACCTAACGCTCCCGCACCACCAAACATCCCTAAAGCCGCATCTAAACCATATGCTGCCGCAATGATTTTGAAGCCAGGGTTTGAAACGATGTCTTTAATCGCACCACCAAAAGATGTATCAACTGCTTGTTGTTGAGTAGTCTGTTGATATTCACCAGTTGGAGAATAGTATTGAATATTCCCACCAGGCTTGTTTTCACTTTCTTTATAGGTGATGACATTTTCTAAAGCACCAACTTGTTCATTTTCACCAGAACCTTGTATTGGATTAACTGCTTGAACATAAGTATCTCCAAGCAATACGGCTTGATTAGGAGGCAATGTAGCGCCTACACGAGCCGCAATCTGTCCTTCAGGTAGACCAACAGCACTAGCCATCTGAGCAGGTGATACACCATATTGCTCCATAGCAGAAACGATTTGTGCATCGCTCATGCCAGGATTGGCTAATAGAAAATTTACGATGTCTTGACTAGATACTGCCATGATTTTTCCTTAACTAGCGTTAATTGCTATGTAAATGTAGATGTCCCCACTATTATTCATAAATGAAGCAGATGACACAATTTGAAAACCAGTTGCCGAAACGTCTACTACATTGGTACTAACTTCAGCATCGCCAGTGTTTGGAGCAAGCCTTGGATCGCCACTTCCAGTAGGAATACCTCGCACACTGTCAAAGATTGACCAATTGCCTGTTCCACCTGTTGCTCTTTTTGTCAACAACCATTGAGGTTGATAACCAAGAGTCACCACAGGGCCAGTGGCAGAGCCATTACCTGTATAAGACCCACAAGAAATTATATTGTCATTACCAGATGCACCAAAGCCGCCTGCGTCATGGGCAAAGAGATAGGCGACGTAACTTGTGCCATTTCGGTTAACTTCATCAACAGCACCTAAACTAAAAACAGTTGATGTTGGGGCTGTGTTGTTCCAAATAGTTGAAGAACTTGCAAACGCACCAGTCCCATTTAATGCGCCAAACTGACCAGCACCAGTAGAAGTGTGATAAACACGCCATCCATCAGCCGCATTTGTAGCTTTAACAATAATACATCCCGGTGTTGAACCAAGATTGTGGGTAATATTCTGTGTTGTTCCATTCCCCGTATAAGTCACAATATCAAAGAATTTTGGTTGCTTACGGAACGTCCATGCAACGTAATTGTATGGAGAAGCATTTACGCCACTTCCACCGATATTTATAGAAAATCCTGATGAAGTTGGATCAATAGCATCAACTACTGATTGAGCTTCTGTTGTATCTGTAAATATCCATGCATCATAATTATTTCTTGCATTATCAAAAATGAAATTTCCTGATGACGATTGTGTTCTATTTTTTAACCAAACTAATCCACCTTTTGATGATAAATCTATTCCATTAGTAATTGTTTGTGATGAGCTATTTCCTGCATAAAGTGTTGTACTAAACACATTAGATACAAATGTAGAAGTGCTACCCCCTACTTGAAAGGAATTTGGTGAGGCAAACATTATGGTGTGTATCCTTGAGTAATGTTTCCATACCAATTAGTTCCATCTGCCACAAAAGATAGGATGTCCATCTTTCCAGCAGTGGCAGTTATTGTTGGCGTACCAGCGGCACTCCATTTAACACCCGTAAATGTCGCAGTACCATTCCCTGTAGATGCCGCTTGTTTGAGCAACAAAATAAACGACTTACCCGCAGTAGCAGTAGGCATCGTAAATGTGCAAGCAGTAGAAGCAGTCAGGGTTGCTGTTTGTACAGTACCGCTTGTCAACACTAATGTATGTGCGCTTGTTACAGTACCAATGGCAACAACACTCTCAACATAGTTTGTAACAGTTGGGTTTGTCAGGGTCTTGTTTGTCAGACCTTGAGTGTCTGTCGTTCCAACAACATCACCGCTAGGAGCAGTCTTTAATGCAAAAGCCGCTAGATCAGCGTCATAGTCTTGCTTGGTAGCAATAGCCGTAGCAATGTTGTTAAACTCAGTATCAATCTCTGTACCCTTGACAATCTTATTTGAATTGCCAGAAGATAAGTTATCTTTACTTGCAAAGTTAGTACTTTTGGTATAGTCGCTCATGATAGTTTCCCATTTTTAGCTTGGATTTCAATCTTCTGAATTGACAATTGTGACCCGTTAATATCTGATTCATAACCTGTCTGAACAACCTTACCAGTACCACTGGCAGATATTTTTAAAGTATTCAATGCAATACCATCAGAATAGTAAGCAACAGGATTTCCATTAGCACCATATTCTGCAATGCCATACTCAGAAACACCTTGAACAGGAATGGTTGCAGTAGAACTTAAATAGTTCGTCTTAAAGTCAAATCCCCATTTAAAGATGACTGGTTGATTCGTTCCACCAATTACAACAATGGAAATCTTCTTCAAAACAGATGTCTGATTCACATTACCAAGGTCAGCATGGTTAGTGTAATACTGCATCCGATACACACTGGTATGGTCGTTATAGCCCGTATATTGACCAATATAGCCATTCTTACCAATGTACACAGCACCGCTTCTCAAAGATGTCAACGCTGTTGGAGTAATTGAGTCCCAAGTGGTTACACGGGAAGAACCATCTTGCAGAATAACTTTGGTATCAAAGCAGTAAACAGACTGAGTAACAGGCATCGTCAACAGATAGAAGCCTTCTCTCTCAGAGTAAACAGACTTAATG